GTGTGTATTTTCACATCATCACGACGACTCTAATCCTTTAATAAAGTTACAAAAGAATTAGATCGATTTACCACATAACCACCTACCCTCTTACTAACGTACTTGTCCTTTATCTGGACAGTAAGTTTCATGTCAAAAAGCTCACACCACCTCTTATGGGAAATACCCATAGAAAGCAAGTGAAGCGGCTTGCAAGGGATGCCCTCACGGGCTTAGCTTTTAAGCCTTGACACATAACGTAAGTGGTCATTCCCTCGTTTTCGAAAACGATAACGAAAGGTACAAGTCGTATATGTTGTGAGCTTTGAATCGCTGACAACAACCCTGTCCCATTTAACATCGGGATAGGAGACTTGCCATCTGCCGAAATCTTCGGCGATATGGAGACCAGAATCATCAGGGTAGCTGCTTGGCACAACTTTAACATATAGGTTGTGTTGCGCAAAAATACGAAAGACACAGCGGAAGAACTCCTTATCGTATAGATATGTAAGACGCCCGAAGCACGAAATGTACTTCTTTATGACGTTGTTCATAGAACTATACAGCCAAGGCTCTAAACTGCTGAACCTCGTATTGTGGGGGTCCCGCAAATAAACGGGACGTACGTTACGGCCGAGATAAAAATCAGAGCCGCAGGACTCTCTGAAGGGACAATCAAGGCTCCAGAAACTTTTATCCTTATTACAGATAAAACCTATGGATTCCATGATTCCGATAAACTCACTTGCGTGAGCTGAAGGCAGTATGCAGTCATCACCAAAAACAGTTACCTCGACATTTGATCTCAATTCTGAGAACATCGAGTGAGCGTTAGGTGATTCCAAGCATACGGCCTGCGCAACAGAGAAAAACAAGAGAGTCTGCAATGGAAAAGTAGTGGCATTACCCATTGATGATATCATATTGAGATCAACAAAGGAGCCAAATACTTCAGTCTGACTGCATCTAACAAGATGCAAGACAGAGTTCCATTGTGCAGGTAAGAAAAATTCAACTGCAGAGCAAGACACACTGTCAGAAGCCATACTCCAATCAATAGTAGCCAAATGGCGACCTACTGAGGCGTAATAAGCTAATCGAGTGTGCAGAAACTGCTGAGACTCAATGTCCACACCAAAAGAGGCAAGAGAACGAGACATTATCTCTGCGAGCCCCTGTTGCAAATACATATTTGCAGTAGGCTCAACAGCGATTATGCGACGTTCTTTACTGGTTTTGGGTACGGTGGTAAGCCTAGACCCATACACAAGTGTATAGTTGGACTCGACATTGTCGAAATTATAACCTATGGCAACAGCCATCTGTTTATCCCAACAAAAATACCTGTGCATGACAAGCATCGCAGACTTCGTGGCAGTCATTGGAAGACGCCACTTATCCTCAAGGTTTGTTTCAGAAAATGAAAGACCGAGAGAGGTACCCGAACTGTGACGACAGGCTAAAAACCAGTCTTCCTCGCTTAGAAAAGCGAGAATAGACCTGGCAATAGCCCGCGCACGAATAAGGATACGATTTCTGCGATTTTCGTGAGAGAAGTGCACATCTCGCCCAGGAAAACCTGGGTGAAATGCACCGAGACGAAGATTATTGTTAATAAACTTCGAAAAAGCCAATTTTTCCAAATTGGCTTCCTCGGAGAATGACGTCTTTTTGAGATAGTCATTTAATTGCCTCTCCACGAAAAAGTTGAATGCTTGCGAACCGACCATTACATCAGTAGGCCGATTAAGATCATATCGTATGCCATCAAGAAGCTCCATTGAAACTTCCGATGGGTTAAAAGAGCGACGCTCTTTCTTATTGCTGTGTTTGCTAATCGCCATGGAATATCTCCTAAAAGCGGTTTGAGGACTTACAACGCGCCGTCTTTCAAAGCAGATTTTAGAGCTGCGATGATAGCGGTGTGTGCAATGGTATCAATCATGAGTTGTTTTTCGACATCAGAGGTTTCGAAGTCGAAAGCAAAATCATAACGCACAGTATTGACGGTAATCTTACCGTTCGCCAACAGCTTTGGCTGTTTTAGAACGACAAGACAACGTCCCTGTGTATAACCATTAGGAGCCCCAGCAGATACAGACGGTTGATTAAAACGAATAGACAGAAGAGGCCGAAGCCTCATGTCTGTTACAGATAAATCCGTCAACTCAACGGTATTCCCGTTTGAGCGGACGGCTGTATAAGTTTTATCAGTGCCGCCTGTTACAGCAATAGTGCCGGCGTTTTTGACAACAAGTGTTGAGATGGCCATAATATGGTCCTCAGGGTTAAATGCGTGCTCGCTGACTGATCAAGGCAGCAAGATCCGCAATTGAAGTAATATCCGATACAAGTTTACCAGGAATAAAAACTGGTAAGGTGTCAGATATGGTTGGGGTCCAATTGGATCTGGACCATGATTTGACATCATCTAACATGTCGGCGTATACTTCAACGACCCACGGTGGAGAGTTTTGCGCTATAAGTTCTAAATGGAGGACTGAAGAATCAGTGATCTTACACCAACCGTTTATCACGGTTAGCGAAGGATCAAAAAGGTTCACCAATCCATTGATAGAGTTAGAAATATTAACAACTCTATCAATCATAAAGGACAAAGGCACAACAGCCCAAGCCGTACGCGGGACATCCTTAGCTCTCAACCCTAATGTGTCGAGAACATCATTCCTAGGAGATCTATCACGGTACAACACACCACATCTAACGTCGACCTTTCGATCGAAACGATATCTGTATGTGTGCGGACCATCGGTAAAATTACCCGATATATGTGAAGATTGACTATTACTAGCAGTAGCTCGACCAAGTGGACGCTTAACCTTACGGTTAGTCGTCAAAGCCTGGTAAGCAGAATCAATGGATTGGACAAGAGGAGATAACGCAAAACGATACTGCAAATATAAATTTGCAGCTCGTTTGCTATTTCCCCCTATCTTAGCCTTTTGAACCTGCTCGGAGAAACTGGTAGTTAAGGAATGAATCGACCGCATGGAATGCTTGATGAAAGACGCAGTTTCGCGTATTTCAGCAACATCCTCCATAAATTGATATGGAGTGCGGTCAATATTAGAGATACAGCGCTGCTTAACCTCAGAGACTAGAGACGAAATGTCAATATCCTCGAAGGGGATCTTCTCCAAGTGTAAACCTGCAAGGGCAAGATAAGACTTACCTTGACCAACGTAGGACACTGGAGTAGAAGGTGCCATCTGCTGGGGATCTCCCCCATTAGTAGCACTATAAGTAGACGTAGGGTAGGAAACCTTCCTAATATAACGATCGGCCGGGTTTGAAATGATCTCGCCTTTGCGAATACGATTATGAAAGTTAGGTGTGACAATGTCATTCATAAAGTCGACATGTGATTCAGTAACACTACCGTAGTAATGCTGGCCGGCAGAGCCGTCCTTATTAGTACAGTAATGTGTGTAATCAAACACATTTGCTGAATTTACGTTGACTCTATGTCTGATCATGTCAGTAGCCCTTGCTGCGTTGAAGAAAAAAACCCTCGGAAACAAACGAGGTGGTTAGATACCTAACCCAGATACTCATCTGGTGATCTGTTTGGGTTATCACCCAACAGTGAGCTG